GGTGAAGTCAATGCTAGTACCCGATGTGGATGCCACCGCAGTACCTGAAGCAATGCCGTTGAATATTGCACCACTGGGTGCTGTTAAGCCCGTTGTTCCGTCAATCGTTGCAGTCATGATTTAGCCCTCGTACAAAATGTTAACTGAACCAGCATCGAAGGTGTCTGTGCCGTTACCAGTTATTCTGACAATAGACAATACGCCAGCCAATGTTTTTGAACCGCTAATTAAATAGGCATAACCAAAATCTCCGGCTCTTGATAAAGCGCCTTGTGCAGTCCAAACATTTCCAGATAAGTTTGTAAGAATTACTGAACCTTGATATGTTGCAGCGGCAGCATTATTTCCTGATAATAAAAATGAAGTTGTGGCATTTGTATTAGCCACCGTTGAAGTTAAAATAGATGCAGAATTAGCGACATACCCCGTAGATTCAACTCCAGCAACAGGCCCAATCAAAATACTTAAATTGCCTGTACCACTTACTGAAACGCCGTTTAACATTACCGTAATCTTCTTCACCCAAGCAGGGATGTCAGTGAAGCTAATGCTTGTACCCGATGTAGATGCCACAGCCGTGCCTTGGGTGATCCGCTGCATCTGCGCCCTAGCAGCAGCACTATCAGTACCAAAGAACTGACCGTTGTACTCGAGCGTACCTGTGGCTGGCGTACCTGCCAGTGTGTTAGATGTTAAAACAAGTTGTGCCATTATGCTAATTCCTCATCTGTTGGTTGTGCTAGTGTTGGATGGTTCCAAGCAGCAATGTAGTCACCCTTACCGTCAGAGTCGTTCTGCAAACGGATAGTCCCATTGATTCCAAAATCAGCATTAGTTAATTCAGGATAAATAGATTTAATTTTTTCAATAATCATTATGCCGCCCTCACAAGTGAACCACTAAAACGATTTGTATTTTCATTAGCGTTGCCGACAGTTAAAGATGTTCCCGTCATAAATACATAAATTTCTAAATAATCTGTTGTCCCGTTCATATATTGCAAAGAAGAACCAGTTGTTATAAAAGGCACGCCATTTACTAAAGAACCCAGAGAAACTCCATTTTTATATAATATAACTCCGGCTACCGTATATGTCCCATTAAATCTAATAGTTACATTAATTTGGTAATAACCAGATACAGTAGGTGTAAATCTACTAGACGCAAAGTTGCTATTGGTATCAAAATCTTCTGTATTAAATAATACTTTTGTATCAACTGAACTTGTAATGGCAGAAGATGTAGCATTAGCGTAAGCACTAAACGCTGGCATATTACCTGACACCATTACTGTGCCAGTAGAAGCTGGAATAGTAACTGTATTAGTACCAGCTACGGCAGGAACTGTTACTGTTACAGCCCCGCTGGTATCTCCTGAAATAATTACAGACGACATATATTTCCTTTACAAAATGACCCAGCGTGAGCCAGATGGAACGGTGACTGCAACAGTTGTATCAACTGCGCCACTGATTGCTGTCTGCGAGGGGCTGACAACATAAGTACCGACATCACCAGTGCCAGAGCCGAACGAACTGATTGTAGTGCCTGCGGTCACATTAGTGCCAGAGATTTCCGCACCCACATACAGCGCACCGCTGGCAACCGCAGTGATTGTCAGGATTGTGTCAAGGATCGACCCAGTGCCTGAGAACGCACCAGCAATCGTGATTGGCCCTGTGGACATGGCATTCTTGCCAGAGGAGATGCTGTACGACACGGTGACTGTCTGACCGTTCTCGTAGAAGACCGAGTTACCACCGCTGCCCGATGCACCGCCGCCCAGTGGCCCCCAAGCCGATGAGCCGTAGCCCTCAAAGGTGCTGAGTGTGGAGTTGTAACGCAGCATACCTGTGACAGCCGTAGGGCGCTGTGGAGTCGTTCCCACATTGACCTTGGCAGCACCTGTACCAGTAAGATTAACCTGCCCTGAGAATGTGACCGTACCAGTGGCTGACAGCGTGGTAAACGCGCCAGTGTTGGGGACAATATTACCAATAGGAGGGGGTGAACTCAAAGACGCAGCATCCAAGGGGATGGAGATGTTGTCCACGGTGTAGAGCAGCACATCGGCAGCAGTCCTGACTATGAACTTGTAGCTGGTGTTGCTAAGTAACCAGATGTTTGCCTGACCATACGAGTCCAAAATGATTGGATTGGTATTGGCTGTGGCAGCGGAAAAATCGGTGTATGTGGCGGTAGGCGTTGAAGTGCCAGCCGCATAGGTGTAGATTTTGCCGCCAACAAGGGGCAGTCCATCCGATCCGAAAATCTGTTGTTTGGGGGAGGGGGTTAAACCAGCCATAAGATTAGTCCTTGGTTATTTTGCTAATGCGTTGGTGGGCAACAATGTCGATTGATTTAAATTGCCCAAATTGTTCACAATGCTGCGTGATAAAAATGTAGGCACGTTTTCTGTTGCCCCCTCAAGAACTGGCGGTGTTGATCCAAGGCGCATACGATTAGCAAGTGCGTTAGCCTGTTGGATTCGCCGTTGATCAGCCATTGATCTAGCAGCCATACCTGCTCCTGCGGTATATGCGCCGAGTGGATTGACAGCGGTAAAAATTGCCGCTGCTGGGGTTACTGGTGAAAACTTGCCTATTACATTTAGCATTGATTGCAATTTACCACCTTTAGCAGCTTCACGAATCGACGCTTGCTCATCAGGTGTAAAGAAACGCATTTTTTTATCATTTTTTGCCAATGACGAAAGTTGCGAGGCAATGCTGCTTTCCTGTGTTCCTTTGGCTAATTCAGCATTTTCAATGATGTCTGTAATAAGCTCACTTTTTTTCATTTTTGCATAATCGCGGCGTGCCTCTTTCCACGCTTCCGTTGCTAACTTATCACCAGAAACAATGGCACTCGGTGGAGCCGTTGTGACATAAGTATCAAACTCATCTAGTAATTGTTTGGCTGCTTTGCGCTCTGACGCATCGGCACTTTTTGCAGCGGTTCCAATAATTGTACGCAATGTGTCCAACTCTTGAACCGTCTTTGGAGTTGCTGCTGTCAAGTTGCTTAACGCTACATCGACCTTGGGCATTGTGCGTGCGTCATACCCAGCAGACGATCGTAATTTTGGCCCCAGCCCTTGCATATGGGAAACAAATTGTTGTGAATCTAATTCAAAACCAGATTTATCTAAAATATCGTAGTTGGCTTTAGATTGTTTAGCTAAGTCTTCAGCCGATGGTACTGCACCACGTTTAACAGGTCGCAAACCCGCAGCAGTTCCCGTAGCTAGGGAAGTTAAAAATCCAGCCAAAGGACTTCCAGTTGCCTCGGTTACGGTTTGCCCAGTCGCAGTAGCAATGGGTGCTGTAACTAATTGGGCAATTGGTAGCCTAGCGGCTTGTTGACCTACTGCTAAAGTGCCTTGAGCAACATTTGAGGGTAAGCCGGGGGCTGTTTTTGCAGCCTCGACAATTGCCCGTCCACCAGCAACAGAACCAAACGTGCCGCCTAATGCGCCGCCACTACCTTGAACCACACGCTCAACTGGTGTTTCTGCGCGGGGGCCGGGAACCATACTCGAAATGACTTGCGAGGGTAAGCGTACATTACTATCTGTGAGTCTGTTATACCCCGAAACTAAGACATCGGTGGCAGGCACTGCTAAACCACCAGCCAAAGCGCCCACGCCAGCACCAACGGGGCCACCCATCATAAAACCAGCGGTTGCACCAGCCGCAGCGGGGGCCAAAGCCTCAGTAGCACCTCGAATGGCAATATTTGCTTTGCGTGTAAGTTCTTCACCCGTTGACAAATTAGGAGCAAGATGCTGCAAAATTTCACTAGGGTTGTACCCAGCATCCAATGCTTGAACAATGAGAGGATTCTTGTCTTTTAAATGACCGACAAGTTCGTCATCGCTATAACCTGCTCGACGAGCAGTATTGATTTGATCACGGAATTCATCAGCCATGATTATTTTCCTTTAGCACCAGCAGCAGGTGGCGACTTAAAAATCGAATCAAGACTTGGCCTATTTGCAACAGGGGCTTCAGTTGTTTTGATGTACTCTTTAAGTGCTGGGCGATCAAACAACGATTTACCCCCTTCGCCCGAATACCACGCATCTTCAGCGCCGTCATAGGTTTTGTTTGTTTTCCACCATGTATCGTAAAAGTTGCGCTGCTCCATATCGCGTTTAAGTTGCTCTTTGGCAGTCGTCAGTACAAACTTATTACCTGCTGTGGTCTTGCCAAGCTGTGCGCCAATTTGGTCAATACGTTGAGCATCTGACTCAGTTTGTGGGCCTTTTTGCTCAAGCTGTTTTTGCAACACTGCTTCTGTAGCCTTGGCTTGAAACACTTGCGCGTTGGTTGCAAACTTTTCTGCGTTAGGGACACCTAGTGCAGACAACACACTAGCACCTGCCGCAATAGTTTCAGTGCCAAACCCAGTTGAAAAACCCTTGTTCAAAATTGACAAGTTAGCGTCAATTGATGGCAATGTCTTAGCTGCAAGTCTTGCTGCTTTAGAAATGTCAGAATATTCAGTTACTAACAGCTTACCTCGTTCTGCACGTTCAGCTTTTTCCTGTGGTGGCACATTTACATTTGTAATTGCCCGTGGCGCAAACTGCGTTTCTTTTCGGATAGCATCGTTGTAAATTTCAATATTTGGATCGCCCGGCAATAATGCATCACGCTCTTTGATTAACCTTGAGACAGTGAGAGGTATAGGGGGCGCAGCAGTCAACCGTTTGCTCATGTCATCTGCCGTTTTTAACAAACCATCTTTTGTTTCTGGTGAAAATTGTGCTGGCAGTATGCTTTGTAACTCAGGTATGTTTTTGGTAGTCAAAGCCCTCCAAGCATCGTAAGCAGGTTGGTCATTGACACCAACTAAAAACGAACGATGGTTGGCTAAACTAGTTTTGAGGGCTTCTGCTTGTTGTGCTTTTTGCGTTGCTTGTTGCGCCGCCGCAGTAGCGGCTTCTTTACGGTACGCAATACCCATTGTTGGGTTTACTCTAAACAATTGCGATTCATAATCAGGCGAAGTTGGGTCAAGTTGCCGTAACGCGTTGCGTTCCGTGTTTGCTGCTTGCATTTCCTCCATCTTCATTCGATTGAGTTGGTTTGCAGTTTGACCTTGCTGCAATTGCTGCATCTGCGCGTACTGGGCAAACGGATCAGCAGGCGCTTTAAATTGAGCGCCTTGGGCAATAAGTGCATTTAGATCAGCCATTATCGGATTCCTCCACCATCAAGTCGATATTGGCTTGGTTGCTGACTAGCCAGATACCTATCAAAATTCATCTGATTTTGGTACGCGCTTGCCGCAGTACCCAGTGCATTGTTTAAGGTGTTGCCCATGCCCATTTGACCAGCAGCTTGAGCGTTGCCCGCGCCCATGATTGCATTGCCCGCTGCGGTGCTGTAGTTGCCCAACGTGTTTGACGCAGTGTTGGCATAGTTTGTTCCAGCCGCGTTTAGCTGTCCGGTTGTAGTTTGCCCAACACCAGCCATGCTTGCTAAACGGTTGTAGCCTGTATCGGCACGCGCCACATCAGCGTTATAGCCAGTAAGCCCTCGGCTAAACGCTGTATTTGACCGATCTACCCTAGTGCCGTAACCAGTAAGAGCGCGTTGGTACGCATTTTGGTATTCTTGCGAACCCATGTCTTGACCATATCGAGTAGCGGCCTTGAGTGCGCCACCAGAGATTAGACCACCGCGAGCAGCCGCTTGACGGTCAAGGGCTTTTTGCCCTTCGGACAACCGAAAGGCGTAGCCCGGGTCTGCTTGATAATCATTTGCCCCAAACTTAAACGCGTCCGGTTGAGCATAGCGTGGATCGTTGACGTTAAAAGCACCGGGCTGGGTAAACTCACCAGCCTGCATTCTTGCCAAAGCATTGGTTCCTGCGGTAAGAAAAGGTTGCTGACGAGCCACGCCTTCTTCGTACTGTCGTGTTTGCAAAGCAAGTTGTCGGTCAGCAGTTTCTTTTGCCAGCGCCCCAGTGTCTGTAGCTGCGGCGGCTTGGGTATTGGCGGCATCGCTAGAACCTTTTGCGGCTATACTGCCACCGATAATTGAAGCCCCGGCTGTAAATCCCGTTACTGGATCAGGCATTATTAAACTCCTCAAAAGCGTAAAATTCGCGTATTTCGCGTGATACTTTTCTCATGTGGTCATACCCACCCAACAAGAACGCAGTGGCAATGTGTATCTCAATTCCAAAGTTTCGGATATGAAATGCAAGATTTCGCAAGTGCTTTTTTTCACTTTTACACATTTCATTGGCATCGTGAAACCCGTTAATTGCAGCCATGATTAGGGGCTGATAGTAACTGTATTTTGCCATAAACCAAGGATTTGCGGGAAGTTCAAACATCAACGAGGTAAACACCCGATTCACATGATCGTCTGGTATTTCCACATCCTTGTCAATCAAATCGTCCCAAAGTTCAACCGCATCAAAAAATCGGTTAATGAAGTCAATGGCATCGGCATTTCCCAAGAACCAGCGTTTCTTGTTTTCTTGGTTGGCTACTTGCCATTCCTGAGACATGACAGGCATCAGACTATCCCAAAAACAGGTTTAGTAAAAATCACGAGATTTCCCTTCCACTGACGCGCATATTGATGGCGCTGGCTGTTCCTGCGATTGTGGAGATAAACCCGCCAGATGGCAAGATTTGACCAACAAGTTCAGGGAAGATGTAAGTTTCAGACGCAGCCAAGGACTTGGCCTTAATGATCAAGTTGTTGTCACTAGCCGTGCCATTGGAAGCAATTAGGTTGACGCTAATCGTGGCTGCCGAGCCGCTGTAATTAGTAGCCGTGAATTTGTCAATAATCGTGGTAACGCCATTGGCACTGTATTGAATCGTTTGAGTCGCCTCAACGGTTTTAGCGGGAACTAGGTTTTTAGCGGTTACAGCCATTGAAGCACCTTTTACAAAATGACCCAGCGGGAGCCTGACGAAACTGTCACTGCCTTACCGCTTGCAATCGTGATCGGCCCAGCCGACATTCCTGAATTTCCAGTAGCGATAGTGTAACTGACTGAGACTGTTTTGCTGTTAACTTGGATGCCATTGCTGGAAACATGAGCCAGTGCGGTAAATTCGCCCGTGGATGGCTTGTACAGCAGATTGGCATTGCTGGTGTACGCAGTTGTTAAAGAACCGCTTGTAGCCGCCGCAAACAGTGGATACACATTGGTAGCGGTAGTCGTGTCGTTGGTGATCGTTGCCCCGCTGCCAGTTGCTACCGCCCATGTTGCCGTAGTGCCGTTTGAGGTCAAAACATAGTTGGTTGCCCCGATCCCCAGCCGAGTTGCGCTGTTAGTGCCGTTTCCAATAATCAGGTCGCCCGTGCTGGTGACTGGGGACAAGGCATTAAACGCCGCACCAGCCGTAGTTTGACCAGAACCACCATTGGCAATTGCCACAGTCCCCGTCACATTTGACGCAGTTCCTGTGGTGTTCTGGTTTAGTGTAGGGACATCTGCCGCCACAATTGCACGGAAGGTTGGCAATCCAGCCGCGCCATCGGGTGCAGCAAGAATGTAATTGGCGGTTTTGCTGGCGTATGGGTTTTGTGTATCGCCATACGATGCAGCCAAACTGATAGCAGGCGTTGTGCCTCCAGAAGATACTACGGGGCTTGTGCCTGTAACTGAGGTGACAAAACCTAAAAAAGATGAGGTGACATTTTTCCAATAACCAGCAGTGCTGTCATAAGCAATCAGATTGTTGTTAGCCAAAGTGCCAAACTGCACATTGGAGTCAGTGCCGCCAAGCGTTGATCCACGGTTTATTTCAACCTGAAAAGACCCTGACCCACCCGAGCCTGCGCTAATCACAGTGCCAATTTGCACTTTGATGTTAGGCGCAACTGGTGCAACTTTAGTAGGATTGCCAGTTACAGGGTTGTACCAGATCACATCATCATCGGCCCAAGTCTCGCCAAAAGCAGTGCCGTTGGTTGTAATCCCCCGTACTACGCCAAATGCTGTAACCCGCCCAAAATCGTTAAGTGCCAAAGATTCAGTGGCTACACCAATAATGTCGTTTACATTTGTAAGCCCCGCAATCGTAGGGGCAAATGTAATGACCCCGCTGGCCCCCACAGTGCCTGTGTGGTAAACAATTTGAAGTGGTGAATCAGTAATAGCAGCAGAGGCTTTGCCGTACACGAATAGTTCTTCACCGACTTGCTGGGTAATGTTGCCGTTGCCCATGCCAAAGTTAAGAGCGCCACTGGATTGGTCATACCACATACGACCAGCAACTAATGCAGTACCCGATCCGCTGCCAAACTGCACATAGGTCGGGCTGCTGATAGGGCCAGTAAGTCCCGATAAGCTAGTGATGTCACTGTTGGCGTTCTTGAGTGCAAAGGGCGCTCCGGCTGCTGTTGTTGCACCCGTACCGCCATTAGCCACATTTAGTGTGCCGCCAATGGTGATAGTGCCGCTAGTAGTGACTGGGCCACCAGTGGTAGTCAGCCCTGTTGTACCACCTACTACATCTACAGATGTGACCGTGCCTGAACCACCGCTAGACGGCACAGAAGGAGGGACAAGTTGCAGGTCATCCAATGTTATTTGGTTATTGCCGCCGCCCGTTAAGTTAAAAATATTGAAAAAGAACCGATACCACTCACGCGACATCAGGCCCGTCCTAGAATCGACAAATGCGACTCGTGACGAGGGTATGTTTGTTATATTGAGATTTTCAGGCATTTGTCGGGCTAACTATTAGTTCAGCACCCACGATAACCATCTTGACTGGATCAGTGCCAGACACCTCATAAACACGGTCACGCAGCTTAAGGGTCATACCCAAACGCCGCCAAAACACCCGCTTAAAGTATTCACCAATCTTTCCCATTTTTGACCAATGCTCATTCGACCATGTGTGACCACCATCGTCAGAAAAGCGCAGCATGACTTCGGGATCGCTGCCTTGCCCATCATTTAAGCCAGTACCCGATTCCACATCAAGTTGGAGACTGTGGTGCGCGGAGCGTTTGAGGTTGTTTGTACCCGTTGGCAATGCCCTCCATGACCGTAGCCACTTTTGGACACCGCCGTTGTCAGCGTAGACATCCAAACTCATCTTGTAAATGTTGCCATTTTGAAAGTCGCCAACAATGGTGTTGCCACCAAAGTTGCATTGGCAGTTGCTGCGGTGGCGGGTAAATTCGCCGTTGTCCCACCCAGCACGTTCGTGCCATGCCTGCGTGGAAACATCGTAAACCCAAGTGGCATTGCCAGTGGGGAATGTCAGCACATAGAAACCATGACCTTCTTGCTGGTAGGTGTAGGCAACTGCGTCCGAGATGTTGCCGTACTGGGCAATAGCGTATTCAATGGCATGGGTAGAAACCCTAACACCAGTGTAACCATTGGCGCGGTAAACGATTCCCTGCCCACGGGCATCCGTGCCGAGCCAGAATAGGGCATTGTCAAGTTTTGCCACAGAGAATGCAGCCGCACATCCAATTTCGTTAAAAGCCCCTTGAATGCGCGTTAAAGGGAAATCAGCCAATCCAGCGTCATACCAAACTTCAATGGAGTCAGTGCCAAACATCCACGCTTCGCGGTGGTCTATATTGATGGCTACCAGTCCATCGGGTGAACCTTCTGTGCTGGCAAAATCTAATGGGTCAACCGACAATCCGTCAAACAAAGATGTTACCCAGACCCTTTGGCTGTTGGGTTCATTGAATACAAAGTACCCATCCAAATAGCCTACAGTCACAGCACCCGGAAAGTCAGGGTCGGTAATCTTGGCAAATACGTTGGTGACTTCGTTGTAGATGTAGCTGTCAGGATTGCAAGCCAAGAACATTTGTGTGCCATTGTCAGCAATCGACACTGGGCCAGTACCCGTCACATAGCCTAAAATAATAGGCGTATCAGTCATTCCTGTGAGTTTGTAAAACTCATTACCCGACACAACATAGAAGTCGCTGCCGTTGGTTTGGTGCGCCCACAGCGCCCGAATCGGGCCTATGCCTATAGTTTGCAAGAACTCTAACCCCGGCGCACGGTTAAAGAATCCCGCAGTCTTACCCCCATCGGTGGTAGCCTCTGGAAAAAGGTTTACAAGTCGGTTATCCGCAGCATTGACACTGCGTGCGACATAAGACGCGCCCAGAATCGGTGTTTGCATTAGTAGTTACCCGCATAGACGTTAAACCGTTGACGAGTTGCTATGAGAGAGTAAGGCATAGACATGATGTCATCAGGGTTGTTGATGCGTTTCAGGTTGCGCTTGCTAGTCATGGCAATACGGGTCACTTGGGGGCTGGGTTCAACGCCAAACTCAGGCGCAATCTCCATTGCCAAGTTGTAAACAAACGCACGCAGGTAACCCGGTGGGAATGTCAGATTGGTCACTAAAGTGGCTGGGTTGGTTAATTCATCAACCGAAATAAAGTGCCATTCCAAGTCCCGTGTGGGCTTGGGATACACAGTCATCGTAGCGTCAGGGTAAGTCATGTTGACAAAGATGACCTGCGGGTACGTTGACGTTACAGTTTTAACAGCAATGCCATCGTACTGTTGCTGATTGATAAACTTGATGCCAAAAGACACATTTGTGCCGGGGTCACGGTAATAGGTGGCATCGTCAAACAAGACTGGGCGATTGCCAGAAAAGTTACCACTTGGGCCAAGTGTGCGAGTAATTTCACCCGCAGGCCATGTGAAGATTTGATCTTGGGTGCTGAATACAGACAAACGCTCTGTATTCCACGATTCAATCATCTGGTTTAATGCAACCAGTGAATCTTGTGATGTTGATGCGGATGGCGTTTCACCTGCGGCAAGCACGCCGAGCAGCCGAAGCGCCCGATTGATTTGATCGCCAGCGGTGGTTGCCATAATTAAATCCCTTCGGTTGCAGTCTCAGTTTCTACTTTGCGAACATATTTGCGCTTTGTTCCCAGTGCATTCACAGGGGCCGCATCTTCGGATTCCGAGGGCGTGTCCAGAGTATACCGTGTCCAGCCGTGTTCTTCATCGTAAACGGCTTCAAGTTCCATAGTGGCAACTTTGCGTCCGTGGACGGGGTGAGAGAGATAAATGTTCATAGGAAAAAGAGGGTTTTTACGCCCCCTTTTATTTAGTTAGACGCAATCAAACCAACAGTTTCAAGGCGTGCTTCAACTTGAGCAAGACGGGCTTGCAAGTT